CCAAAACGGACACGTAACAAAAAGACACCGGGTCCCTAACAGGGGCAGGTTTTTTCAATCATGGCTCCCAACAATAAACCTGCATAGCCAGCAGCACCCCCAGGGATTTCACCAGCTCCACTGACCAAGGGGTGCTGCTTGCTGTTAAGGCAACAACTGAGGGCTGCCAAGCTGCTTATAAGTGCGCTATCTTTAGAATGAAACTAGTCCACCACCATGTCGTCACTGCCGCGGTCCCAATCAACTTGTGGAAACATGGAAAAAGCTGGCTCGCTGTACTGTGGGCGAAAAGGGACAGCCATGATTTCATTCGCAATTTCAGTAAAGTCCTCCCGTGAGGCAGACCATCTGCTGAACCATAACTCATGCGTGCCATCACCAAAGTGCTGCCTCATTATATCTCTCGCGAAAGTGTGCTGCAGTGCCCATTGTGCAAACAGCGTAGGCTCGATGTCTTCTATGTCAAAGGTAGCAGGAGCCTCCTCACCAATGACTGGCCTCCGGACTACAATTGCCTCACTGAATGCTGGAGTTGTACTTGGGGGATGCTGTCCAATTGACCTGAAGGTTGCAGTATCTCTGCTAACCAATGGAGTCACTACATGCTGACCTTGCAAGTCGCTCTCAACCCACCCACACATGGTGCGGAACGATGCAAGAATCCCACCAAGATCAATGTCACCGCTAAATGCAGCTGCCACATTGCACACTGCTCCCAATGCGACCTCGGCTGTGGCCTGTGATGTTGCCATTTGTTCGACATCAAGGCCAGCAGCATCCAATGCCTCTTCAAACAGCTCAGCTCCTGTCCCTTCTCCCAAGTGGTTGGTTATAGAGGATATAGTCCTGGTGACTGACAACGAGAAGAATGAGTTCATATCAATGCTGCCCGTTGAGCGCAGCAGGGATGCGGCAAGACGCAGAAACACAGCCTCATAATTGGGCACAGTGGCGTTCCTACCATGTCGGTCTCTCTCCACGACTTCTGAGGCTCTGATCTGGCGCCGTGCTGCTGCGGCCAACCATTGTGCTTTGATGACCCTCACAATTGAGCGTTGTGTGTTTTTCCCAAGTGCTGCGGCGACCTGCGAGTAGTCTTCAGGCCTGCGATGGCGCAGTCGATTAGTATTGCGGCCGATTGTGGCTGCAATCCCAAGGATTGATGGGGTGGTATTGATGAATGATGCCATTGAGTGAAGCTCGTCTGCCCCTTCTTCCCTTGACCTGTACCCCGATGCCCCTATTGCTGCGAGCACCCGCGACACACCCCTTGTGACCCTCCCTTCTGGCTGGACGCTGCGGATCTCGTGGAGTATCGATCTGAGTGTCCTCTCATGGGGCACGAGTAGCTTGCTCTTCTGCTCCCAGTTAGCCAAGTTGACACACTCGTGTGCCCGCTGTCGGTTGTACAACATCATTAATTCTGTGGCGAACACTGCGTCTCTCCCAATCAACTCAAGCAGCATAGTGTCAGCCCAAGAAGCGCCGATTATGGAAAACTGCTCATCCAAAGTCCCCTTCGCTGCGTCCGAAGCAGTGCTGGAAGATCGACTGCTTCCTGGTTCAGAAACTGCATCTCCACGAATGCCTCTGGAGAACACATCTTTCACGTTCCACGCATGCTTGGCCGGGTTAGTTTCAACCACTAGTTCACTGAATCGTATAGCGATTTGCTCATGCATTGCATACAAGTCATCTGCAAGGACCCCTTCTGCAGCAAGTGCAGAAAACAGGCGAGATGCCGCTCGCTCACCTGATTCTGTCCACAGTGCAGCAACCTGTGCCATAGAGTCATAAGAGCAGCACACTTTAGCGCTGGCTTGCATAGGTCCCTCTATGTCAGTGAACGCTTTAATGCCGGTGAGCAGTGCTGGATCAAACACGGTTTCAGGGTGTTGTGGCGCAATGAGGGGTGCAGCTGACTTTTCATGGTAAGTGAATCCATACGCAAAATCCCCAGTCCCATTTCTGACAGACAGTGAGGCCTCAAGCAGCCCAGAGGTTCTCAAGCTAGTGATCGCAGCCATCATGTCATACATGTTGCTTCGCTTGGTGTGTTCTGCTGTTATCACGCGAGCATCCACCTTGACAGATGACTGGACATTCGGGAATAAATACACTAAATGGCTTGACTTGTTGTGTCGCAAAGACAGTCGCTTGGCAGAACCTAGCAGCTGTCTGCCGGCTAGCGTGATCAGGCGCTCATCCACCATACCACCCCATGAGTACAAGAAGATCTGGTACAGGGCGCGATAGTGGCAGCCACTCGCATGGGCCCACCGGAATGCTGCCACGCCTGCAGCAGTCATCTTCCTAACTGGGTCATACAACATGACGCGCATCTCGCGGGATGCATCTGACCTGGCTGTCATGTATCCTCTGAACCCGAGGCCATCCACGGCAGAGTCATACAGGTTGACTGTCGTGGAACACGCGGTTTTTCTGAGGCGCCGTGCTTCAAAGCTTAGGGTTGTCAAGCGCCGGGCTCTGTCAGACTCCAGGTCTATTGCACCATCAAAGGCCCACAGTGAGAAAGGACATGGGTAAGTGTGGTTAAGGATGCAGTATTCTGTCTGCTGGTATACCTTCTCCCGAAGGCCATGGGCTACTGAATAGCTGCCGTCAAGCTCAAAACGATGCAAATGGTCAACTGAGTCATGGTCAGTTGAGGTTGCCAGTATGTATAGCTCCCGCAAGTTGGCTGAATCCGCTAGCTGGACCCGTCTGCGCAAATCGCCGATTCCTCTTCCCCCCAGGAGGTATGCAACAATTTCAGTTTTCTCAATTCTGGCCATGACCTGATCAACTAAGGCTCCTGGCATGTTTGCAGACACTTCTTCGAGCAGCGCTGCCTCATGGCACCCTCCTCGCATGGCTTTGGTCAGTGCTATTTCGAGCTGGTCATCTGTGTCAATGGCCTCAAGGCTCTTGAACGGTTCCGCTAGCCCAAGCTCCTTAGCAGCTTCCCGAAACCGCCCAGCAATCGTCGCTGATGCACTGTAATGTCTGGCAGCTGAGTATGCGAATGGCATCTTGAAAGCCTCAACCTCAGACGGGACTCGGGCTTCTTGGCTCAGGATCTTGTTGAATGTGGCGGTCAACGGTTTAGAAGCCAGAACGGAGACCATTGTGCCTGCAACCTCAACGAACCATGTTAGGTGGTCATTTTCACCTGATGCCATTACACTGCAGATTGGGCGTACCCCAAGCCCATTCAAGGACACTGGCGCCAAGCTGCACACAGCCAGTTCTGCGGGTGGGAGGTCGATAAATCGCGCATCTTTCTGGAAAACCCACCGGTAAGCCAGTGTTGCAGCGAGCCAGTATGCTACGAAGCAATCCGCACCTTGTGCTGCTGCAGAGGCCGCTGTGCCAAAGGCAGTCGCTATTGAGTCAGTCAGAGATGCAAACCGCCTTGTATGGTCTTTGTCGATCCTCATCATCGTCTTAGTCCCATGTGCGACTTGGGTCCCGTCGACGTACAGTTCGTTGAGATACACAAACTTAATCGATGAGAAGAAACTCTTGACCTCATCCATAATGAAGCCGAGTGACATATAAATGTCTCTAAGCAGTTCTCTCGCTTTTTTGGCCTTTTCAACACACTCGTCAATTGAACCCTCTAATGCGACAACTGTGCTGGCGTCATCAATGAGGCACAGAGTGTATGCCGCCTCCTTGGGCGACAGAATCTTTTGATCTCGCAACTGGTACGCCCAGTAGATCAAGATGTGAGCATGCATGGTTGTGTCTGAAGTCGCAGGCCATCCCTGGATGTTTCCAGATGTGCACAGTGCGTGGTCTTTGACCCCTCTTCGGTCTACAAATATATCCAATGCGTCCCATAATGCAACCTGTGCCTCAGGGTTCGGGCATTCGGTGGTGCTAAGTGCGTACTTCTGCCACTTGTGAAAAAACGCCCTGTCCATTTTTGGGGACCATCCTGATATGTCTGTCGATGTAGCAAACGCGTGTTGTGTAGACCTCTTTGATATGGCCCGTGCCATTGCCTGAAACTTCTTCTTGTGCTTCACCATGTTGACACGAATTGAGGTCCCTGGTGTCATCTCAGTCAGTGGGCGGAGAGAGTGATCGACCTCTGTCAGGTACTCGCGCATTGTGTCACACGCCGACAGGGTCTCCCTAACTTTCTTCCCAGGCTTGGTGTTTTCTGCTTTACCTGCCTCTGCTGCAATTGCGCAGTCACCAACATTGAAGTTGCCACGGAGTACTGTGTCACGCCATTCATTCATGCTCATTCCATTGGATAACAAAGGGCCATTAAACAGAGCAGACAGCAGTTCATTGTTGTTGACCCGGGGCATGTCGCGGCTACGTGAGCGATCCATGTATGCTCCCAAATCTGCAACCACTCGCGTGCTGTCTTTTGCATCAAGGACATGAAAATCACCCGTATGTGGGTATGGGAACTCCCCACATATCCTCACTTTGCCCCAATCAGCTCGAGGTGGCAACTTCATCTTCCCATGAAGGCAGGACTTGTGCCACGGCTCTTCAGTCCAGGAATATCCCAAGTCAGCTTCATGTTCTGGAGCTCGCTTCTCTTTAGTAACAAATCTGCAGTAGTCATATGCTTTGCAAAACCTGATGAACCCATCGGCGGCATGTGGGTCTGCCCTGTTTGCGGATGAGGTTCTCTCAACCAGAGTTTGGTGCAAGAGCAAGGGATCTATGTCAGGTGGTGGTAACAAGTGGTACAGCTTTAGAAATTCTGCCCGCACCCGTTCCGGGCAGCTTATTGACTTCACCAGGGTGTACCAGTCAGTGGTGTGTGGGTAGTACTCGATCATGTCTGCTTGGAGGGGTGCGACTCGGTCTCTCCAGCCACAATCAACCTCCGCTTCAACCTCACCAACCTCATTCT